GAAGTGGTGTTATGGGAGAGATTTTTAAGATTTGACTTTTGGGGAAATTTATTCTATCTTAGGAGTAAGTTGGATAAGAGGTTCCCAGAACGGTTCACTATTAGAGAGGCTGTAGATTTCGAGCCCAAGAAGGACAAAGAAGGGGAGCCTGATGCCCAGCCGATATTTAAGAACGTACTCCGCAAACCAGAAAAACTAATCGAGATCAGTTTTCCCACCAGTGAGGCGATCGGTCTCGAAGCTGCCGCAAAAGCTTTATTGGGTGTCAAGCATGGTAATCTAAGCGACATACTGGGGATACCAAAAGCCGAACTAGCGAAAAGGATGGGCTTTGGTAACTACAGGGAACTCAGATTGAAACATGCGACGGAAGAGGAGATGCTGCCGCCCCTCACAGATCCTGAAGACGACGAGATGTTGCAAGAGAAGCGCATAGAGCCATCTCCTAAGAAAAAGGCTAAGACTCCTACTACAAAGAAGTAAGGAGGTTTAGAAGGATGCCCATTCCGAGACCGAGTAAAGGTGAGGACAATAAGACCTTCACCTCACGCTGTCACCGAGCACTCGCTAAAGAATATCCTGACCAGAAACAGCGCCATGCCATCTGCCAAGACAGTTGGCGAAAGGGTCCTCGCAGTGAAGACCTCTCTTATGGTCACCTCATAGACTTTCTCAATGAGGGTCATTGGGCTATCACCCAAGAGGCCCTAGAGAACATGCACCAGATACTGTCTATCCGAGTGAGGGGAGGCAATGTAGAACTGACTGAGGATGAACTGGCGAAAATAAAGAAGAATCAAGAGAGACCCAATGGCCCCTATTGTATGGACAACGGGGTCTGTGTGTTGCCTATAAATGGCACTATTTCCAAGAGAGCTAACCTGTTCACGATGATCAGTGGAGGGACGAGTGCTGAACTTCTAATGAGGGACATACAGGTTGCGATGGACGACAAGGACGTGAAGGCGTTGCTGTTCGACATCGACAGTCCGGGAGGTTCAGTAGACGGACCCTTCGACGTTGCATCATTAATATATGAGTATAGAGGTGTGAAGCCCATGATGGCTTACGCTAATGGGCAGATGACCAGTGCCGCTTATCTGATTGGAAGTGCTGCTGACGAAGTAGTGAGCAATTCAGTGTCGAGGGTGGGCAGCATAGGAGTCATTACGGCGCACTTTGACTACTCTAAAGCACAAGAGATGCAAGGGGTGAAGAAAACTTACTTGTACAGTGGGAAGTACAAGGCTATGGGGCACGACTCCGCCCCCCTCGACGACCAATCAAAGAAATACATCCAGGAGCGACTGGATCAATACTACACGATGTTTGTGGATATGGTAGCCCAGAACAGGGGTGTAGACAAGGAAAAGGTTTTAGGTGACATGGCTGAAGGGAGAATCTTTATCGGAGACAAGGCGGTGGAGGTAGGTCTCGTCGATGGGATTGGTTCTTTCGGCTATGCTGTAGATAAATTAGTGACGTTAGTAGGACCGCCAAAGAAAAAGGAGGTGAGAAAAGGTATGAAAAGAGATGAGTACAGAGCGGAATATCCGGAGGAGTACCAGAAGATCGCCGACGAAGCAGCGGCAAAGGCGAAGGCTGAGATGCAGGAGGTAATGGAACAGCAGGCTCAGACTATTGATGAACTCATTGATCAGAAAGCGGAACTCCTGGAGAACCTCGATGATACCAACGAGCGCCTGAAGGCTCTGGAGAAGAAAGAAGCCATCCGCGCCGAGAGGGAAATCGAGAACACCGCCCATCACATCTGGAACGAGGAGCTTATTCAGAGCGATGTTCCTGCCCGCCTCCACCCGAAAGTGCGCTCAATGGTGCGTCACGACAAGTTCATCAAGGATGACGTGCTGGATGCAGACGCATTTAGGGAGGCAGTGAGGGGTGAGATCAAAGACTGGGAAGGTTTTACTGCCAGTAAAGAGACGGTGTTGGGTACGGGAACTCCTCCTGGATCAGGTGAGGGCAGTGAAGTTGCTGCCCAGCAGAAAGCCGATGACGATTTTGTAGACGAAATGCTGGTGATGGCTGGAGATAAGCCCGCAACACAGCATTAATATAACAGAGAAGGAGGTGAAATAGATTATGACTGAATATGCACCTGATATTGCTTCCATCATCAGGGGTGGTCAGATGGACTACAAAAGGCTCTTTTATAGTGAGCCTGACCGAGCCCTTACGAAGGAAGTAACTCTAGCGGCTGGTTATGGGGTTATACCAGCTGGTACCGTGTTGGCAAAGAATCTGTCCGCGGCTGGGAACAAGAACAAGTACGTTCCCCTTATGCCGGGTATCGCAGCTAATTTGCCCGATGCGTCTGACCCAAATCACCAGCTTGCAGCGGCCTTTCTTGTAGCCGACGCTGCCACCGTCTATCTGTATGTGACGATGGATGACAGTTACAAGTTTGTTGTTGGGGATGACATTATCATTCTCGACGACAATACCTATGCAGCAAGCTCAGAGAACCTTGGGGCAATCGTCAGTATTGACCGCACGACCTATCTCCACATGGCTTTGATTACGGTTACGACTGGCATCAGCGGTGCTTTTGCAGTGGCGAACAACGCCTGCATCCATGTGGAAGCAGGAGCCGTGAGCACCAATTCCTACAGTGTCGCAGTGGGTGTGTTGATGCACACCGTCAATACAGGGGTTGGGGCAAATGCTAAGGGTGCTGTTGCCCCCATGATCCTCAGCAACGCCATGTTGTACAATGGACTGCTGACCAACATGATCGCTCAAGCCAGGACTGATCTCGGCGCCAGTGTCGATGGGCAGTTCCTGATTATGAAATAGAACGAAGGGAGGTGAGTAAGGATGCCTATAGGCGCTAGTAACATTCCGGAGTTGAGATTAGTCCGACTCCAGCGATTGATCGAGATGTTTATGATGTCTCCTAGTCTTGTGCTGTCTGGTCTTTGGGGCAGCATTCCCGCCGAATCTGACACCATCAAGTGGGAAGGTATGGTGGGCACTAGGGGGATGACCCCGTTCGTAGCTCCAGGAGCTAAAGCACCTCAGGTGGAACCAGTCGGCATTTCGCAGCATCAGGCGACTGCTGCATTCTGGAAGGAGAAGATGTACTTCGATGAAGTATTTCTGAATAACCTCCGTATGCCAGGAACTACGCAGCAGCATTGGGCAGCCAAGAATCAGCTGGCCCGAAATCTGAAGATGCTTCGGAATAGGTGTGATCGTCGGAAAGAGTGGATGTTCGCAAAGATGATCACTGCTGGCAGTTTCACTTATACTGACATGAAGGGCATCAGGATGAGTGTAGACTACCAAATCCCTTCGGCTCAGATGGTGACTCTGGCTGCATCTAGGTTGTGGAGCACTGGGGCAAACAAAAACATAGTCGAGGATATATTCGACGCTAAACTGGCTTTGAGGAACAGTGTTGGGGCGGACCTAAACTATGCCCTCTGCACCACTGAAGTCCTCAAGTACATGTTCATGGATACCAGTATCCAGACCCTGCTGTCAAAGTCCAATTATGGCAATGGCGATCTGTTTGCGAATCCCAGAGGGGTTCTAGCGAACCTGCTTAATATCGCCAACTTTGTCATCTACGACGAGCAGTATCAGTTGAAAGCATGGCTGACGGCTGCTGTCACGGGAGCATCTACTACTACTGTGTATGTGGATGATGCTACGGACTTTGAGGTGGGCGGAACTCTGAGGTTCCACGACACAAGTGCAGACACGTGGGAAGACGAGACAATCAGTGCGGTGGATGTCGATGCAGGTACAATCACTGTGTCTACTGCCCCCACAGCGAGCTTCAAGTCGGGTGAGGACTGCGTGACGATGACCAAGAAGTTCCTCCCGACCAACAAGTTCATCATGTTCTGCGACAATGTGCAGGGAACGAAGATCGCCGAGTTCATGGAAGCTCCTTTTGGTCTCACCCGTACCCGCGGCATGAAAGTGGATACGATGGATGAATGGGATCCAGAAGGAACATGGATTAGGGTTCAGAACAAAGGTCTTCCAATTCTCTATCAAAGGGATGGCGTGTACGTCTTAACCGTAGCCTAATTAGGAGGTGACCCATGAGTCCTACGGAACCGAGATATTACAGGGGTCCACTGCCTAATCCGGCATTTGACAGACAAGTTGCCGCTGTCGATATAGGGATTAATCACGGCGTTGTGTCTGGTGAAGTAGACGCAAGTGCTGGTGGTCTAGTCCTAGGTGTTGCCCGATATGCTGGCAAAATAATGAATGTTGGTTTGTCAGTGTTGGCAAGCGGAAAGGATGACACGAATGCTCTCTCCATAGAAGCCGATGTGCTGATCAATGGGGTTAGTTGTCTTACGACAAAACCCAAAGTGGCGCATGTCAGTGGTGAGGTTTCGATGCAGAAGACGACTTTGGAGACTGGTGACACAGGAATTACTCAGGCTGTCATTAACCAGGCTGCGAATGAGTTTGCTGTAGGTGATGTGATTCAGTGGAACATGCTGCTGACTCGTACAGCTTCACCGACCACAGAGATGAGCAATCCCGCTATCGTAGTGGAAGTGGAGCCACTGTAACAAGGAGGTACAATCGATGAAAAAGGTCGAATTATTGGTAACTCTCAGAGGAGATACGGAATTGTGGCATGTTGGTCACATATTCGACCATGCTACTATGCCACGAGAGATCGCCGCCGAAATAGCAATGGATAGAGGGACGGTCAGGATTTTTGAAGAAGTTGAGCGAAAGCCTGCCGTCCCTTCTCCACCTCCACCAGAATCTCAGCCCTCTTTCAGCGAAGTCGCCAAGTCTTTGCTGAAAGAGGAGCCAGTGGAGGAAGAAGAGGAGCCTGCTGCTCCTAGCTACAGAGCTAAACACAAGGGCAGTGGAAGATGGGTTGTGGAAGAAGGTGACACTGGAAAGGTGATGTCAGATGGCTATCTCAACACGGGAGATGCCAAAGCCCCTGCGAAAAAGCTAAA